CCTCCCGCGCGTGCGGCGTGCGGTCGGTGCGGTACTTGCCCGATTCATTCGCACCCGACTCCTTCGGGATGATCATGTGCGCGTCAGCCCAAGCATCGACGGTCATGTTCGGGTCGGGCAGCAGCCCCCGCGAAATGGCGGGGTGCAGTACGTGCGCGGCTGGCGTCAGGCCAATCATTCGACGTGCGCCTCCAGCTGGACATCCAGGCGCTCGCCGAAGGTATGGGCCAGGCTTTCGAGCAGCGCCCGGTGTTCGCGATCGATCACTTCCTCGCACTCCTCGGCGGTACGCAACGGCGCCACGTCGGCGGCGATGCGACGAGCGCAGTTCATCAACCCGTCGCGCAGCGCGCGCGCAGCCTCGAACGCAGCCGCGTCGACGGCGGACTTGAGCAGGAACTGGCCCGACATCTCGGCCAGCTTGATCTCCGCAGCGGCGGCCTCCGCTGCCTCCCGGCGTGCACGGCTCGTATCGTAGCCAGGCACCTTGGTCGGCTTAACCTCGGGCTCCGCACCTCCCGCACCCGCCGGGGCGGTCGGCTGCGCCTCGTTTGCCATGGAGGCAGGTCGCTGGGCGTTGGCGCGCGGGCGGGTATGCTTCTGGTACAGGTGCGTCGCGTAGTCCGGGTCGACCTTCCCGTCGGTCACCGGGATGCCGCACCTGGTCACCGCTTCGTATGCGGACTGGCGCGAGATGCCCACCAGCTTGGCCCACTCGGCGATGGTTGTCAGGTTTTGCGTCATATCGATTCGTTGTCAGGTCGTTTGTCAGGAAATGTTTTTTTGGTCCGCTAGTGCGATGACGTGGCCTGAATTACCCTTGCCCGCCCTACCCTAGGAAGAACCTAACCCCCGGGGGTGGGGGCTGGCCGCGGCATCAGCTGCTGCCGCCACCCGGCCGCGGCCGGTTGAGTTCGGTCTCCCAGTGCACCGGGAAGCGCGCGTCGATGGTTGCCTGGCCCACCTCGTGGAAGCGCAGGCGCTTTTGGTACTGGGTCTGCTGGACGAAGATGAAGACAGGCTTGATGGCGGTCCCGTGAGCGAACTTGCGCTTCATGTACACGCCCGGCAGCAGGCCCTTGTTACCGTTCGGGAGCACGAAGTAGGTCACCCCCTGGCGCGCGATGGTGCGGTTCGAGCGCTGGCTGCCGCTGGCACGCGACTCGTAGCCTGCACCGTGCTGCACCTTGAGCTGGGACAGCACCTGGCGGATCTGGCCGCGGCGGACGTTGCCGTTTGCGTCCAGTTCGGCGCCTGCACCAGGAACAGCGAACCAGCCTTGCGGCATCATGCCGTTCGCCTGCAGCATCCGCTCCATGCCCTTCTGACCGCGCGAGCCGCCGAAGATCTGCGGACCGAGGAAGCGGTCAGCCGGCGTGCCCATGGCCCACGGGTCATCCTTGACCCACACGCGCGCCTCGAGGCGGTTCCGGTTGGCGGACTTGAGGAACGTGCCGTTCACCGCGTATGTGGTCGGGCGATCGAACACCGAGCGCATCTCGGCCTTGATGGCGTCCTGCACATCCTTGCCCGTACGTGTCAGCGCGATGGCCGCAACGATCGGACCGCGACGGCCCAGCTCGGTGATTTGGTTCGCCACCGCGGGGAAGCTGCTTTTCAAACTCATCCTCATGCCCTGCTCCTCTCAATTTCCGGCTTTGCCGCCTACTTCTCAAACCCTGCAAGTCTGAAACCCGCATGGATACTGCCTCTTGGCAGGGTATGCACACATGCAGGGTTGTTTATGATGTGACGGTCAAAAAAAACACATCGCCCCTGCTACTGTTATTCGCGCCTACGTGCGCAAAACCCGGCTAACCCTGCATACCCTGCTGAAACCCACTATCCATGCGGGTTTGCGGCTTGCAGGGTTTGATTACTACTCTGCATAACCCTGCAATGCGCGGTCCGCACGGACCTTGCCCAGCTCCCGGAACTTGGCGATCTGCTCGTCCAATGGGTTCGGGAAATCGGCGTTCTCGACCACGAACACCATCCTGGTCTTCTTGTGCTTGCTGTCGACGGCCACGCTCTTCTTGGCCTTGTGCTCGCGCCCACCGATCAGTCCGGCGAACTTGCACAGGGTGAGCGGCTTCTCCCCGCTCTTGTCGCACCACCGCTTGTAGATGATGTACAGGTCCTCCGACAGGCAGGAGCAGTACGGCGCATCCAGGTATCCGTCCTTCCAGGCGCGGTGGAACGACATCCAGCCCGCCAGGCCGAACTCGATCACCCGCTCCTTCGCCAGCGTCATAGGCGGCTTGGTGTGCTCGTTGAAGTCGTCCAGCGGCAGCGTCAGCAGGAAGTGGTAGAAGGCTTCGATGGCGCCGTTGGCGATCGCATCCTTGACCTGGTTGTAGAACGCCGGATCCTGCTTGCGCCTTGCCTCGATGACCATGAAGCGCCTGTCTTCCAGCTCGATCGGGATCGGCTGCGGCTCGTTCGAGAGGAACACCGAGTTCATGTGGTTGCGCTCGTCCCGGGCCGGCAGGTTCTTCTCGTTGATGTTCATGGTCTTGCCGGTGATCATGTACTTGAGCGTGCCGTTGTGGCTGTACTTGTCGTCTCGCGACAGCACCTCCTCGAATAGGACGAACAGCTTCTTGCTGCGCCACGACGTGAAGGTCGAGTCCAACTGGTGTTGACTGGCCACCGTGCCGTAGTCGCCGAAGATCGGGAGCATCACGCCCTCGAAGAACAGCGACTTGCCGGTGCCCTGCTTCTCGCCGAACATCAGCAGCGCCGTCTGCATCTTGGCGCCTGGGTGCTGCAACGGATACGCCAGCCAGCGCAGAATCCACTCCATGTATTCGTCGGCGCGATCCTCGGCGTCGCACAGCGAAGCCAGGAGCGCGAGGATCGGCTTGATCAGCTCGGGATTGTTCTTCGGCTTGAGCGGCCAGCCCAGGAAGATGTTCACGCAGCTGACCGGGTCGGCCTGCTGCGTAGGGTCGAACACCAGGTTGCGCGCCTCGATCGTCTTGCGCAGGGCATGCTCTTGCCATTTGCTGGTCAGCTCGGCCGTGTAATCGGCGCGCACTGCGCCCAGCGACATTACCTGCTGGCCGATGCCGTCCCATACCGTCTCGGTACCGCGCAGAAGCGTGAGGTTGTCGAGCATCTCGCCCAGCTTGCCGCCACTGCCGTTACCTTCGACGGCCTTGCCGCCGACCAGGGTGGGCAGGGAATCACGCATGATGGTGCGTCGACTGGTCGACTTCTCCCAGCCGGCGGCCAGCTCTTTACCGACCCAGGCCGTGAACGCCGATTTCTTCAACCGCTGCTTGCGCCGGCTATCCCACACGTCGGTCGTGGGGTAGATGAGCTGAAAATGTTCCAGCAGGATTTCCAGCGTGGGCGCGCGCATGTCGGACTGGATGTCCTGTGATTCAGCGGCTGGTACCGACTCAGGCAAAGGTGCGTCGTCCAGGTAGGCAGGCGGTTCTTCGTCCGATGCGCCCAGCTGCGGTTCCTCGGCCATAGTGAGGGCGCGGGAGCGGGCCGCCAGTACCTGGTCACGCACGACGTCGAGCGATTCGGCCAGGTATAGGTCGTTGAAGTCGGAATCCTTGCTGTCGTCGGCGCGGCTGGCGAATACTGGGATCACCACCGATGCATTGCCCACCGCACGCGCAGCCGCGCGCGAGCGTGACACGCCGGCATTTTCGAACTTGAGTCCGGGTTGCGCGCGGCGACCGGAACGAACATCAGCCTCGATGTACGGTGTCCCAGTAGCGTCCTCGCGCCATGTGGCGCGCACGTGCACTGAATCGCCATCGGCGTTAGACAGCTCGTGGTCAGCACCGTCGATGACCGGTTGCCACGTGGTGCTGTACTCATTGAGCAGGAACTCGCTGAGCCGTGCAATGACGCGCATGTCGTCATCGGCCAGGAACAGCAAGTGGGCATCGGGGAAAAGCTCGCGCAGCAGCTTTGCGACTGGCAGTAGGTTGCCGGCATTAAATGCGACCATAACCGGCGTGTCGAAATCGGTCGCCATGCGCACGGTCTCGCAGGTCGCGTAGCCTTCGCCGATCTCGATCAGCCGGGTTTCGGGGCTCAACCGGCCGAGCAGACAGGCACCGGCAACCATATCGATGCCGCTGCTGAAGCGCTTCTCGCCGTCCGGCTGGATGCGCTGCAGGCCGGCCAGCATGGCGCCGGCCTCACTGTACTTCATGACCGGCACCAAGAGAACACCTTCCTGGTCGACGCGCGTCTTCTCGCCACCTACGCGTTTTCGCGCCAGGTACGGCGAGGGCTGATCACTGTCGGCCGCTGCGGCCCAGGCATGACGCGCACGGTTGGCTGCCATCTCGGCCTTACGCTGCCTACGCTCAGCCTCAGCTCGCGCCTCTGCCTCTTGCTTGCGTTTGGCTTCAGCACACTCCTCCGGCGAAACGCCTGTCCAATCCATCCGCACTGGGATCGTGCCCGGGTCTTGACGCTGCCACACACCGAACGCGCCGGTCACTACGTGGCGACCGGAGGCAAGTGTCAGCTCGCGCAGGCGGTACCAGGCTTTCTTCTTCGGGCCGAAGCGGTGCGCCTTGCCGTCCAGGACCGGATGTCCTGTGGGCAGCGCCGGCAGGCCGGCAGCGGACATCTGCTCAATGACCTGTTCACGCGTCAGCATGATCTGCTCCCTTCATCGCGCGGGCCTCGGCCAGCATGCATTGCAGGTGCGCGAGGATGCGCGCCTTCTCTTCTGGGGTGCGCAACAACTGCGGCCCGGTTGGAAGCAAGTCCCATGACGCGGAGCTGTCCGCGCGCGTCTGTTGCAGTTCAGCTGTCATTGGAACGATTCGATGGAACGCCGGCCACGACTGGCCGGCAGTAAATCTGGAACATCAGGGCCATCAGCTCCTGGGTGGTCTTGTGCATCTGCTGGCCGATGTCTTCGAGGTGATCGCGCTCACGGCGGTCGATCTCGCCATCGGCGATAGCGGCGGTGTAGGTTGCGGACAGGCGCCCCAGCTCGACGTAGAGCTCGTGGAACTTGCCGTGCAACTCTTCGCCAGTGACGCCCTCGCCTTCAGGCAGCTGGACGAACACGCCGCCAGTCGCCGCCGCGACGGCTTGAGCGAAGTGCGAGGTGCCGGAGTAAGCCTGGATCAGCAATGCGGTGTCCACACGCATGCCGCTGCCTTTGACCTCGTACACACGCGCCTCAAGCTGCGACTTGGTCATGCCGAGCGTAGCGGCCGTGCCATTCCAGCCGTGCACCTTGATCATTTCTTGATAACAGGACAAGAGGTCCACAGTGTTCCCTTCCAATGCTTGGGTATTGCTTTTCGACCAAGTTGCTTAGTATTTGGAAATCGTTTCTCAAATACTATTTCCTATGTGCAACTTTGAAGACGCAGTTAGATACGACCGCTTTCCACGGACTGCCGGCTTAGTTATTCGGGTGACGCTCGTCGTTCGGTCAGGCGTTCTGCTGACCCTTACCGCTACATCGACAGAGGAGCGTCTCGCGTGGTCCTATGAGATCGGACCCGCAGCAACTGCAGATGCCAATGGCTTGTCGGATGACCGGCGCTCAACGCTCCCGCATTGCTTAGCGTGCAGTCCAGCGATCGCCCCGAGGGTCGTGCTCAAACAGCGAGCCTGACCGTTCAGGATGCGGTTAACTGTCGGCTGGGACGTCCTAAGCTCGGCGGCAAGGCGGGTTTCACTCCAACCTGTCGCTAACTTAAGTTCCCGGAGAAGAGTTGAGGGGTCTTTGTCCATGCGTGCAGTCTATACGCGAACGGATAGAAAAGCAAACACGAATGAATAGCTTGTTGTGTCACACATATACGCGCGCGTATAGTCCCGGGATGAATATCTCCACCAGACTCGACCAGGCCATGCAGCAGGCAGGAATCCTGTCGCAAAGTGCGCTCGCCCGCGCTTCTGGTATTCCCCAGCCCACCATCAACCGAATCCTCAAGGGTTCTGGCAAAAAAGGCCCGGAAACGAATACGATTGCGGCACTTGCCGCAGCATGCAATGTGTCTGCTCAATGGCTTACCGACGGCACAGGCCCGATGCAGCGTGCGGGTCATACCTCAACGGCGGAAGGCGAGATTATCCAGGTCTCTGTCAATGATGAATCAAATAATTTTGTTGGAGTGCGGGTTGTCTCACGCTACATTCATGCGGGCATTGGCGGCCACGGCGGCGATGTTGAGTACGAGGATCACGCAATGCTGAGCCTGCCGGTAGCGTGGATCTCAGCGAAACGACTTTCTGCATCAAACTTAATTGCGATACGCGTAACCGGCGACAGCATGTACCCGACGTTAAAGAAGGGGAACATCGTAATCGTCAACACGGCCGACAACGACCCTCAGAAGCTACTTGACGGAAAGCTGTACGCGGTCAACCATAACGATCGCCCATGCGTCAAACGGCTTGAGTATGTAGGCGGCCGATGGCTTCTCGCATCCGACAACCCGCTGCCAGAATTTCGTAGCCGGCCGGTCGATGAAAGCACTGAGATCATCGGGCGCGTCGTTCGGATGGAAGCGGATTTCATTTGATGAAAATCCACGTTGCCGAGGTAACCCCTTACGGGTCGCCAATCCTGATAGCAGTAGTACCTTCGAGCTGCACAGAGCCGTCGAACGGCCCGGACATGCTGCGACGGGTGCAACCTTACTACCGCCACCATCCGATCATGTTAGTTTCGGTTGAGCAGAATGGCTTTCGCGCTTACGCGACATTTGAAACGCATATGCTGCTCGCGTTAATCCAATTAGAGTTTCTGGACCTTCTCGAACTCGACCTGGACGCGCCGCCGCCGGACGATGAGCTGCCCTTTTAAAAACGAAACACGGACTAGAGGTCGAGGATGGAACTATTGATTTTTTGGCTTGCCGTTGCTGTTGCGACTGCGATGATCGCTAGTTCGCGCGGACGATCAGGTTTCGGTTGGTTCATTCTTGGCGGCATGTTTAGCCTGATCGCACTGTTCGTTGTCGCGGTGCTGCCGTCGCAGAAAACCGCTCCGCGCGACCCCAACGCACCTTCTCCTGAGACGCATGTTCGGTGCCCCGATTGCCGTGAACTGGTCTATAAGGACGCCCGCAAGTGCAAACACTGTGGCACCACTCTAGTGCCGGTCATCGACTAGTTCACGTATAGGCCAACGCGCCCTCGACACTGTCGAGGGTTTTTATGCCTCTAATTATCCATTCGCGTATTGATTTATTTATTCATTCGCGTATAGTTGCTCCATCAACCTTGATGGAGCGCACATGTACACCTACCGCGTCATTGTCCGGACTGCCCGCGCGGCCCACGTCTGCAACATCGCAGCCGGCTCGACCGCAGAGGCTGCGGAACTCGCCGCAACTCAGTTTGCGAGCGTCCCGTGCGGTATCAGCGTCACTGATCGCCAGGTGCGCGCATGAGCTCCACCGCTACGGCAACCGTATGGCCAAAGTCCGGCAACGAACTGGTCGACAGTCTCATGAAGGCTGCTTTTGACCGCCCTCGCGATCCACGCAGCTATCCGTACAAGCTAGGCGTCTTCAGCTTGCTCGCCAGCCGCGCTACCGATACCCCGCTTGCTCGACCGTACGCACCGGGCACGGTGGACTTCGACGCCTTCCATGCTGGCGTGGATGAAGGCCAGGCAATATGGAAACGTCACCAATCGGAGATTGCCCAATGACGACGGTGGCCAGTCTTCGTTACGCCATCGCACGCTGCGCCAGTCAGGCCAGCGAAGATGCACCGGCGAGCTGCGATCTTC